TTCCAGTCTGGCTGATCTGACCAACGCAAATTATTATGTGTCCTGTGACTATGGTACGCAAAATGCAACAGTATTTCTGCTGTGGTGCAAAGAGCGCTCCGGACGGTGGGTATGCTGCCGCGAGTATTACTATTCCGGTCGCGATGAAGAGAGGCAGAAAACCGACACCGAGTATGCGGATGATCTGGAACAATGGCTTGCCGGGATAAAGCCGGTAAAGATTATCATTGATCCGTCCGCAGCGTCATTTATTGCAGAATTGAAAAAGCGCGGTTATGCGATCAGGAAAGCGAAAAATGATGTACTGGATGGTATCCGTTTTGTGGCATCCCTGCTGAATCAGGGAAAAATTGCGATCAGTGACCAGTGCCCGAATACAATCAAAGAATTTGGATCGTACATATGGGATCAGAAAGCATCGGAGCACGGAGAGGATAAACCGGTAAAACAACACGATCATGCAATGGATGCGCTTCGGTACTTCTGTTATACGATTATTCGTAAGCCGGGAAGCATCGGTATTTTGAAATGAGGTAGAAAATGAAAAATATGAAAGTAAATATCCTTGGAACTGAATGGAAGATTGTCGCTTGCAAGGAAGAGGAAAGCGAACTATTAAACGGTAAGTGCCGTGACGGATGTACCGATGATTCCACTAGAACCATTTGGATTTGCGAGAAAAAAGATGATTGCGAATTACAGGATTATGAAAGTTGGAAGAAAGTAATTTTGCGGCACGAAATATTACATGCATTTCTGTTTGAATCCGGCTTAGATGCCAGTTCGATTGCTACATATGGTGCATGGGCGATAAATGAGGAAATGGTTGATTGGTTCGCAATTCAGTCTCCGAAGATTTTTGCCGCATATCAGAACCTTGGTATTTTAGGAGAATAGCAATGGACATTGAAACAATGAAACAACTGATAAAAAAATATGAACCCGGTCACGTCGCATTTGTGACGCGGGCGGCGGTGGCAGATCGGTATTACCGTAACGAGACAGACATCCTGTTTCGGGATAAGCCGAAAGACGAGAAAAAAGAAGAACCTGACAATCCACTGCGCAATGCGGACAACCGGATCCCCCGGAACTTTCACGGACTGATCGTGAATCAGAAAGCCGCTTATGCTTTTACTGCGCCGCCGCTGTTCGATGTAGGCAGTACGGCAAACAATAAGCGCATCACAGAAGCCTTGGGGGATGAATATGCCAAGAACTGCATGGAACTGTGTGTAAATGCCGCCAATGCCGCTATCGGCTGGGTGCATTACTGGCAGGGTGATAACGGCTTTGAGTGGGCAGTTGTTCCGAGTGAGCAGATTATCCCGGTGTTTGACCGGAGCCTTAAACGCAGGCTGATCGGAGCCATGCGGGTGTATCCGGACATTGATGACGCGACCGGTGACAATTACACGGTGTACGAATACTGGACAGACACAGAGTGTCAGGCATTCCGGCGTAGAACTGGTGATGAATTAGAACTGCTGACCTATTATGATATGTTCGTGGATCCGGAGAATGGTGATATGGTAGCGGATTACCGCCACGACTTCGGAGAAGTGCCATTCATCCCGTTTTACAACAACAATATACATACAGATGATCTGCGAAACATTAAGCCGTTGATAGACGTATATGACAAGGTCTACAGCGGCTTTATTAATGATCTGGATGATATACAGGAATTGATCTTTGTGCTGTCTGGATATGGAGGACAGGATCTAAATGAGTTCCTTTCAGATTTAAAAAAGTATAAGGCAATAAAAATTGAAAGTGACGAAGATGGCTCAGTGTCAACACTTAACATCGAGATCCCAATCGAAGCCCGGAACAGTGTACTGGAAGCCACCAGAAAGGCAATCTTTGAACAGGGACAGGGATTTGATCCACAGCCGGAGAACTTTGGGAACCAGTCGGGTGAAGCACTGAAATTCATGTATTCGCTGTTAGAGATGAAAACCGGACTGATGGAGACTGAGTTTAAACTTGGATTTGCGCGGCTTGTCCGGGCGATCTGTAAGGCTCTTGGCATCCAGTGTGGCACGATCATCCAGACATGGACCCGTACCTGCATTAAAAATGATACGGAGCAGGCGAAGATCTGCAAGGATTCGGTTGGTGTTGTCAGCAAAAAGACGATTTTGAAAAACCATCCGCTCGTTGAAGATGCAGACGAGGAAATCAAGCAGATTGAAAAGGAAGAGAAAGAAGCGCAGGAGAAAGCGGATACTTACACCGGGGCTTTTGGAATGACGAAAAAGGATGATCCACCAGAGGGCAATAAGCCGGATGATGCGGAATAATGGAATGAGGTGATCGCATGGATGAACGGTCAAGTAAATATTGGCAGGAGCGCTTCCGGCAGATGGAAGAGGTGCAGCATGATACATCCGTTCAGAAAGCGCAGGAAATCCAGGAGCAGTTCGACAGAGCCCTTGCGGCGATTGACGGAAAAATCAACGCCTGGTATCAGCGCCTTGCCGATAACAACGGCGTATCCATGCAGGAAGCGCGGAAAATGCTTGATGCGGGTGAGTTGAAAGAGTTTCGGTGGAATGTTGAAGAGTATACCAAATATGCCGAGGAAAATGAGATCAGCGGCGCATGGGCGAAACAGCTTGAAAACGCATCTGCGCGGGTACATATCAGCAGACTGGAAGCCTTGAAGATTGAAACACAGCAGGAAGTGGAAAAGCTGTATGGAAACTGTACCGATGCGATCGATCACCACATCCGGGATACATACACATCCGATTTTTATCATACGGCATTTGAGGTGCAAAAAGGCATCGGGGTTGGTACATCCATGAACCGGTTAGATCCGGAAACAGTGGAAAAGATCGTGAGTAAGCCGTGGGCGGTGGATGGGAAGAATTTTTCAGACCGCCTGTGGGAGAACAAAACAAAGTTGATCAACAATGTGCATAACAGCCTGTCCCGAATGTGTATTACTGGAGAAACACCGGATCGAGCTATAACGGAGATTTCAAAACAGATGGGCGTATCCAAGGCACAGGCAGGCAGAGTGGTCATGACGGAGTCTGCGGCGTTTGCAAACAAAGCAAGACAGGACTGTATGAAAGAGTTGGATGTTGAGCAGTTTGAGGTTGTGGAGACATTGGACAGCCATACATGTGAGACGTGTGGTGGAATGGATGGCAAACATTTCCCTATGAGCCAGTATGAAATTGGTGTGACAGCGCCGCCGTTCCATCCAAATTGCCGCGGTTGTACATGTCCTTACTTCGATGATGAATTTGACAGTGTGGGAGAGCGTGCCGCCCGTGGTGAGGATGGCAAGACCTACTATATACCGGCAGATACGACATATGAAGAATGGAAAAAATCATTTGTAGATAATGGTGTGTCAGATGAAAAATTTACAGCCCAAAATGTAGTTGAAGAAGCGAGGACTCAATCAGATACACATGAGATGAATGATAACATAGAGCAGAGGCTATTCGGCAAAGGTATACAAGTCAATATTGAAGGAGCAGGAAAATATCAGGAGGAAGCCTTTGAAGCACTAAAGCATCTTGATAAATTGACGGATGAATATGAGAACACGGTTGTTTCATATTCGGTTGGAAAGATTCCTGGATTTCAGGCAGAAATGGGATCTGCGTATATGATGAATGGAAAAACTTCTGTTCTTGTCTCTCCTAGGGCATATATGGCAAATAAAGCAACGGACGCACTTAAACTGGGAGAAAAGCAGCCACTTCAAACAACATATCATGAATTTGCGCATTCACTTTCACAATCAAGAGAGAAGACAGATCCTCAATTTTGGAAAGAGATTAGAAAGATAAAGAGAGAATATGAGGGTATTCGCGGAAAAAGTAATTGGTTTGATATTAAGATATCAGACTATGCGTCAAAAGATGTAGATGAGTTCCTTGCCGAAGCATTTACACAGGCAAAATTGTCTGATAATCCCTCTCCATATTCCAAGCAAGTGCTTGATGTGGTTGATAAGTATTTCAAAAAGCAATCTACTGATGGTTTGGCGGAAATGCCGGACATTAAGTTTGCAACGAAGAAAAACTCGGCAATTACTGCAAAACAGAAATTTCAAGATACAATGACAGTATCTCAAGCATA